GCTATAGGGCGAGCCACACGATTAACGTAATAACTAATACTAGCTTGAGATATTCCGCCTTGTTCTTTCATGTTTAGAAGGAATAGGAAATTGAGGAGTCTTTGGGTAAGAGCAGATGCTATAAGCATATACATAACTCTAGCATCTGCGTCTTGAATAAAGACGGGCTTTCTATATAGTCTTACTTCTTTTCCCATGCGAAGTCATGCCCTCTAACTGCGTGATCATAGAACCTATATCGAATTCTTTTTAAGATAGTCAACTGCGCTTGAGCTAAAGATACATGTTCGATTATCTCAACTGTGTTCTCACTTCTTGCTGTTGAATGAACATTAAACTTCTCATCTACAGAATAATACTTTAAGCTTTGTTGATACCAATCTTTAAATGAAATACCATTAACATCTTGATACTTTAAACAAGAGTCTTCGTACATCTTATTGACCATCTCTTCAGTAAGAGACATAGCTCTTTCTAAAGCAATCGCTTCATTCTCTTCGATGATCTGCTGTTCTCTAAGTTTTCTTGCTTGTTCTATACGTTGATTTCTTTTATCTTGAATAGCATTCAACTCATTATTGAACGTGTAAAATTCTTCATCAGTTAAGTCTTCTCTATCAAGTTGTCTCTCAAGCCATAGTTCTCTATTCATTTAAACCTCCCAGTTTATAATGGTAAATAGTTTCAGATTAATGGTTGGAAGGTCCACCTCTTTTATCTGGTGGCGTATGTCTATTAACCCAATCTCTCCAACCTTTGTAATCTATACTTCTAGTTTCTTCTTCTCTGTACCATGGGTGACTGACTAAAAGTAAATCTAACAGATTAAAAAGTTTTCTAACTTTTAAATGACTTACTGCTCTAGCTTTAGAACTAGGTTTATCCCGCTTTATTTGCTTCATAGTTTCTTGAATGAATGTCATACAAAATACATCACCATCAACTAATACAGCATATTGATCTGTACTTGATCTGTAAATGTTACCAACATTATTCTTATCATTCGACATCATCTCTTTAACATCATCGTGAGAACACCAAAGTCTTTCGATATGAAGATCAGTGTAAATAACTATTACCCAAAATTTATTCATAAGTCCTCCGTATACATAATTATAGTTTCAGATCAAGACTTCCAAGGATATATTGTTATTAGTGTGTGTTCTTTAAATATAAAGATTGCTTTCCTATATTTGTAAGCAATATAGTCTTCGCCATATCTTAAGCATCGTTGACGAACTTGTAAGTTATCCATCATATAAGTTCCACGTTCAGTTGATGCTTGAGCATAATACATAAGTTGTTCTTGAGTCCAAGACATTCTTTCAATAGCTCTATTGATAGCATGAGTAGTTAATACAATGTTAGTCATTTAACACCAACCTCTCAAATATAATGTCCCTTACCAAGGAGACGAGGCCCACTTCTATTTGTCTCAAACTTGTATCAGACTCTTTAATCATGTAGTGCCAATCATATAGATCGTTAGCAACTAGCTCGCACCACTTATTCTTATTAAGACCCATTGCGCACGGCTTCATCCACTTCATATCTAATGAGATCATGCCGTTGCAAAAATATGTACCGTCATCATACTTAACGTCATAAACAAGAACATCACCCATACCTGGAATGTGAGTGATTCTTATTGGAATGAATTCAACTTCGTATCCCATAAACTAAATGTATCTTTTTAAGTTATAGATATTAAGACCAAGCAACACAATACTTAATAAAGTAAATGCAGGATTTCCTGTCTTAATACTCACTACGATATTAAATATACACACAATAATTGCTGCCACTATTATAAATAACATAAAGTATCTCATTTATTACCTCCCAGTAATTCTCTTTCAAACATCTCATCAGCAGTAATCACTTCAACATTCTTAGCAGAAGTAAACACTCTTGTATCATCAATCAAACGAATACCAACAGAAGTACCAAACTTAGTTTGACCCATCCAGAATATCTCACCTTCAGTTCCAATTGGAACTTTACGACCGCGAACCACTTTAACAGGCTTATGATAGTCCAGCTTCTTCTCTTGCTCTTTCTTTCTTTTAATCTCTCGCTCATTATTTAATGCGTCAGCCATGTCTCTATCAACTGTCACTTCAGATAGTGTATACCAATTATTATAAGAGTCTTGAGGAACATCTACTTCTTTATGCTTTAGTTCACCAAATTCAACCCATGAAACCCAAAGTCTTGGGTAATACTCAGCCATACTGTTGCACCAATTAGCATCATACTTAATCTCTGCTAAAGGACCAGAGTATATAACTTCACCTTTATATTTTATTTGACCCATTATTCCTCCGTATGTTTATATTTACGTTCAGGAATTAAGCTGCGTTCCTACTAAATCTAAGAGTATATTGAATCATTGAGTCTACTTCTGAATTTAAAGCCATAACTCTTTCTTCTGGAATAGAAGAGTAATGCACCATTCTATTATCGTACACCCATTGCGGCACATCAGCAAAGATAAAAGACATTAGTTTGATTGCAAAAGCATCTGCTCTATATTCTTCTTCAGTTAGAAGAGTTTTAAGGTTAGCATAAATAGTAATCATATCTTTATTTTTCTGTAATAAATGTACAGGCATATCTAACTTACAGCTCACAAAATGACCCAATTCATGAGCAATAACATAATCTAAAGAGTCTACTGGACATCTATCAAATATAAAAATTGAGTTTATATCGAAGTGAGAGAACATGCCATATGCACCTCGCAACTCTCCCTCAAGTTGAGTGAACGATGGTAGAGCACTTTGATGTTGAATTAAAGCGCCAACACAGTTGGCAAATGTAGTTATTTTGCTATTATATTTAATGTCCATCTAAACTCCTTTATATAAAAATCTATATGTTCAGGAATTTAGTTATAGGTAGCCTAGAAATATGTCTGATTTCTCCATCAATAAAAAGTCTCTATGCACTGAATTCTTGTACCAAAGAGGATCTGTAGTAAACATTGAAGCATGCTGACCATTGCCGTCTTTATCAGTAATGAATTTAATTGTGCCAAAAGTAAAATTAACCCATAACTCTATCTTACCTTTCTTAAATTTCTTAGGTTTATTCACTTTTAACCTCATATATCCTCCACATTAACTAGTTCACCTTGCTCTAAGCAGAATACAAAGTCTTCAAGCTGCCAAAGAGCTAAATGATAGTATTCTTCAGGGTTTAATCCAAAAGCTTTAATCTTTGCAAACAATACTTCTTCTTGCTCGCTCATACACTATTGCTCCAAGATAGATTGGATAGTAGGTCTAACTGTAGCAAGCTCTTTAAATAGCTCAATAAAGCCAAAACCCGTAACAGCTAAGAAACAAATTAAAAAGAAAACAAATACCACTTCTCTCATATAACCTCCCAATACAGAGATATATGTTCAGATTATTTAAAAGATATGAATAAGCTTACAAGCCAAAATATAAAGACAATATCTGCAGTATCACCTTTAGATAATAGAAATAAGATAAATAGGTAAATACTAGCGCTCATCTAAAACCTCCGTCTCAAAGGCCATATCACTTAATCGTTTATGTATCTTGCCTATTTCTTCTTGGCTAAAAGACATGGAAAGAGCCTTATCGGAGTAACGAACATACGGCATCCAACCATTAAAGTATGGCTTATATTCAATAGGTGCATCCATGCCATCTAAGTCGAGCTGTACAAACTCACCATCCACTAATGCAAATACGCTACCCCTATATATAACAGAAGGGATAAGTCTCATAAAGTTATTATCACTCAATACTCCCACTTATAACCTCCTCTATCTGCTCACCTAATAAAGCCATCTGTATGGCCTCAACAAGCCTAGTCTCAAAAGAGAGACTTTCATCTACCTTAAGATCATAGTCGCAATGAATTGCATCACTATGTAAGTCATGGGTGTAATAGAAGAATGTGCCATCATTCTCTTGTCTTAATTCCCACTTAATATAAGTGGCTTCAACATTATCGCTATGCATCTCATAGAGAGCCGTATTGTCCTTATATACAATAAGGACATCGCCATCTCTATCTGTAACTCTGCATAGCTCCATCTCTTTAGGTTTAAACTTAGTTTTATCTGACATAATTAATCCCTAAAAATAAAGAATACAGCTAATGGGATTGCAAACGCTAAAAGCACTAACAGTATTCCCATATAAGCTCCTTAAGCAGATGTAAGGAGAAGCCAAAGGCCTACTCCTCCATAAACCACTATTCCCATAGCTATACCTAAGCCTCTGTTTATAATCATACATAAAACAGGTGCATAAGCTAACACAACTCCAAACCCATGAAAATACTTATCCATAAAACTTCTCCTCACTATCTATATAAAACTTATCTTCCCGCATACCATAAGTAGCAAAAGCTTTCACTATAAGCTCACACTCTTTCTTAGAGCCCTTATGAATAACGCTACCAAACTCAGCAGACAATTCATATACCTTCTTACTATTAGGTAGAGGAGAAGAGGGAATGGTCTTTTTCTTAGCTACTTTCTTATTACTCATATATGCTCCTTATGCCTATACTTAGATTCAGATCAAGCTAACCTACCCATCCCATTGAAGCTAGATAAGCCTCTCTAGTGGTATAAATCTTATCACCTACAGGAATGCCATATTTGTTGGCTAGCTCAATATATCGCTGATAGCCAAGCCACCTAGTGTCTTCATAGTTGAGATAGTTCTTACTTATCGCCCATCTCGAAGTATCGCTAATGTCTACACGACTCTTAAGCAACTTAATAACAAACTCCTGCCGCTCACTAATCTCCTTCATGATCTGAGAGATTGTTGCATCACTCGCGCTTTTAAGTCCATAAATATACTCTCTCAAACATGAGATAACAACAAGCTCATCACTCTCATGGTTGAGTAAATCCTCTAAGAATTTAGTCTCTGCATCTCCGTTATCTACTAAAAATTCAGTAGGTAAACTCGCAATAAGAGTAGTAGAACCTAATAACTTAATAAATGAACGTCTATTCATATCAACCTCTATACGCAACATATAGTATCGGATATAGCCTACTTAGGCCCAATCTATAAGTCTTACAGGCTACTTCTAGTCCCTACCTATAGGACCCAATAGATTGCTTCTCTAGCTCAACCTATTACATACCAAGCTAAATAAGGAGAAGAGCAGGTAGGGATGGTCTAAGTTGCTGAAAAGACTAGGACAAAGCTTAGATAGGGCTAGGGGTGGGTTGACGCCCAATCCAAGCTATCACTTCCCTATAGTTTTAAACTGGCCTGCGATAAGCCTATCCTATCCCTCTTCCCTATCTATATCGGGTAAGACTCCAGCCAGATCTCTATCTCCTGAAATGTCATACTCCCTTTTCTGAAGGCTGACAGGAATATAAGTCTGATGCCTGACTTGGCTTTATTACCCTTATATGTAGTAGGAATAAGATCAGATCTCTGTATGCCTTATCTTTATCTGTATTACTCATGTGGGGTTATAGTATCGGGATCTGGGTTATCGGGCGTAGCAGTGTCAGGTAGGGATCGGGGTAGATAGGAAATGGAGTGGATAGGTTCGGGAGGGTCGGCGTAGCAGTGTCAATTAACCTGGGCGGGGAGCGTCGTGCTTACCCCATGTTGCCCAGGCCTGTTCACTTACCATCCGTGGTAGGTTTACATAGAAAGATTAGAACTCATACTCTGGCTCCGTGGTTGTGTACATGAAAGATCCAAGGACTCCGAAGTGGGCGATGGTATCTCCTGTCTTAGCCATATGATCTAGAGCATAGTCGATGTCTTTAGCGATCTGCTCTTTAGTGAATTGCTTTCGTGGACCAAAGTGACCCCACATAAGGTTTAATGCCTCTTGCTTTGTCTCGCACCAGATTACATCTCCATGCCAAGCGTAAAAGTCTAGTCCAATAACTCCATCATTAGTGTAGATTAGTTTCATCTTTATCCTCCTTTAAAAGCTCTTCTTCATCTAGCTCGTTTACAGTACTGTTTAGGATCGGGGAATCATAGTCTTCGGTCTGTACTTCCATAGCGAGTTGAAGCTCTTCTATCTGTGTATCACTTAAGTCGGATACATCGACTGATATAGTTAACACTTTCATATTAAGCCGCCTCATCTATGTATACTTCGATATAGCCATTAGCATCTAAGTTGGTCATGGTGTCTCTGCCATCTTGGCCTTTAATGTTGAATATGTGCTTTAAGTTCCAGATTAGAGACTTACGGTTGAGGATGTGTAACTTACCATTGCTTGTCTCTACTACGAATCGGTTGTTGATCTGAGTTATAGATAATGTCATAGTTCCTCCTAGTTTAATGTTAAGTAAAAAGTTAAGCCTAAAATTAGTGGCATGTTGAACATTATGATACATATTAAGATCAGATCTGGCAATACGTTATATTCAGGTGTAGATATGTACTTATTGCCGTTCTCATCAGTGAACACATAGTGTTCAGGTCCATACTCTTTAAACATATCTACCTCTTAGCCCAAAAGTCTTTAGCTATAGTGATTTGCTCTTTCGTATATTCTTTAGGTATATTAAGATCGGCAGTGGCTACTTTACCAGTAAGCCATGGAGAAGTATATGTCACTTTGCCAGTGTATGGTAGCTTATCAAGCTTTAGGTTCGGTTTAACTTTGCCAAATTTAAAGTTGCTCATTATTACCTCCTCGTTATGCTTATATATAGGTTCAGGTAGGGAGCGTAGCAGTGTCAGTTGGAATAGGAAAAGGCCGAGCTCGTCATGAGCTCAGCCTCGGATTGATTCGTTATCCCTTAACCCTAATTACTTAGAGAACTTAGCTGCAAGATCAGCAGGTAGAGCGGAGAAGTCAACAGTCTTAGCTTGCTTCTCAACGCTGATCTCTTTGATACGTGCATCGATGTATGACTGAACTTCTTGCTTCTCAGTCTCATCAGTAAGTGTACTCAACAACGTGCGCATTGCCTTAAGTTGAGGGTCAGATGAACCTGCACGTGAACCAGGGTTCTTAGCGACATACTGTGTGCCACCATTTAAACGCTTGTCTTTACGTAACCAGTTAGACTGTAACCCACTTACGTATGCTTTCAGATCACTGTCAGAAAACTCACGCTCAAGCTCAATCTTGCCAGACTTGAAACCCTCGAACAAGATCGCATTCACCTGAGCACGTTGCTCCTTAGATGGAGTGCAAGAACCCTCACCATCAAAACCCGTAACATTTACTACCGCTTGATAAACTGCTTCTTTTTGTGTCATTTTGTTCATATATACCTCCCAGTATATTGTTTGTTTGTATTACTTATTAGGTTCAGATGATTTGTTTTTATTAACTCATCATCTCGTTATGCTACATTATAGGTTCGGGAAAGGGGCGCCCGCTGGCCTCAGCAAGCAAGGGAACCCCTATTTTCAGGCGGGGTACACGCTACCTCAACTCTGTGTACGTGCAATTTTTCTTATAAAACAGGCCCCCGCAACCCTTCCCACCCATTAGACACAAGGTACCACCTGGGCCTTCATTTCTAATAGGTATAATTTTCATATGACTACTTCTCCTCCATACTTTGAGCAAACATTCACATTAGTACAATTCCTATTTAAAGCTAAAATCATAAATGGGACACACTACTATCCATACCTAAGAACCTACATCGATATCCACTGCTAATGATTTACTTAAATTCTCCACAAACAAACAACCTACTCTCCCTACTGGTGAAACTAAAAATAGTAGATCACTTCGACGCATACAATCTTCAAGTGACATTAATACTTGAGCACTTCCTAAAACATAAGGCGCCCACTACCCCTACGCAAACCTAGTACAATAGGGAAATGAACGGATACATTGCAACTGACCTTCTCATCTCGCTTCTATTCCTTCTCGGCGTCATCGACGCCGAGACAGCGCTCAAGACAGTTCGTGACGCAGAAGATCGAGAAGATAACGCAGGGCCCGTATCATGAAGGTAAAATGCTATTACAAATGCGGATGCGCTCACGTGGTCCCGACTCCACCAAAGCTTTACATGTGGGACCAAGATGCCCTCGTATCGATGGAATTTATGCAGTTCTTGCATAGGCTTCTTCACAAGGGAGTGAAGAATCGCATCACGTAAATATCCGCGAAAAGTTAGGCCGGGAGGAATTGCACGGTACGTGACAGGTATGAGGCCTGGAATTCGCGAAGCAGTCGTGCTTGTGTTGATATTAGAGCGACTTCATGTAATGAAGGAGCGACATATCAGAGGTCATGAGATCCAGCAATTCTACGAGAGGATGATTTATGAAGCCACCAAAGCCAATACTTAAGGTTCGGTATGATCACCAGGCAGGTCTTGTAATGCTTCTATGTAAACTTAATATCTGTAACATGGCCATGACAAACCGTATATTAGATTTAATGTGGGGTCAAATGCTAATTATGAAGATGGGGGAAGATGGCACTACGAGATAATGCATCAGATAAAGTGAAGATAGAAGTCGATAGGGCTATGACGAAGATAATGCGCGAACTTGAATGGACGATGTATTATGGGAATAGACCAGAAGAATCTTTGCGCAGGTTCTTGCGAAAGCTTGGCTTAAAAGCAAGGTTATACTAAGTCGACTCTAAGTTGAATATATTGCATCTGGAGGGGCCCCCTCTCGATTCGCCGGAGAAAGTAAATTATGGATGATAAGATTAAGAAGGTTAAGTTGTTAATTTTAACGTTGAAGCTGTTGGGCTATAGACAACTAGCAGTAGTTGACTTGAATATAAGGTATGGGAAGATTGTTTATGGAGAGCTCAAGATTATTAAATTACCTCTCGCTGGATTATGGGGCCATATCTAGACTTAAAGATCTATTAGAGGATATTGTGCTTAGGTTGTTTGTGCTTGGTTTCAGAATTTCAATTGGGTTGGTGATTATTTTTGTAGCGATAGCAATGAAACTAGATTACTTGTTATCTAAGGTTGGGATATGAAACGCATCACTAAATATAGCAGTAAACTATCCCCTGAACGAGCTACGCTACTTGTCTTCTTATTAAAGATACTGAAGTATAAATATAATGGAAACGGTATAGAGTGCGGTTACTCTAACGGCATATATGAATACTGGTGCCACGATGATGGGTCTTATTCAAGGAGACAGATGTGAGTAGGTATTACACTAGAAAGATGGCACCGGAATGTGTTCTAGCTATGATTATGTGTCGACTATTAACCTATAAAGGTGGGGAACCTGATCAATTAGGTTATATGAGTTGGGTATTGCCTAAAACCGGCAATAAAGTTTATGTTAAACCTAGATGGATTACAGAGTCTGCTTAATGAATAAGTTACATACTTCTGAAAAGAACTTATTAATATTGCTAGCTAAGCTTCAAATTAAATCAGCTAAAAAGACCTATCACTTGTTAGGTATACTTCGTTCAATGCAAGTAGACTATCATGACACGACAAATTAAATACCATCACGAATTTTATATAGAGGATGAGGAAGGGGCTATTAGCATATACAACGTGTTTATGTTACTATGTAAACTAAAAGTAGGTATAGTCTCTATTAGTCATGCCAAAAGTTGGGATGGGGATATCACTCTGACTGTCGAGTACAAAGATCAATCGCATCCTGTAACTCTTTACTAGATTTAAAGTATTCTTCTATAGCTTCTTCTGGAGTTAACTTACTCTTATCTGGATCGTATCCAGCAAACCTTAACGTATATCTTATTGGTTTACCCATCTCAGTTAGAGGAACTCTTTCGGTTACTGTTTTCATAACACCTAGAACTCTAAGGCGTCTAAGTAGCTGATATAGATGCTTAAAACTATTCACTTGTTCAGAAGTAATCTTAATAAACATTACTTTATTAACTCCCCTAAGAGATAACAATAATACATCCACTCTTTTACAGCTGGATCGTGCGCAGACTTAATACCCAAATCACGTAAAAAATAAAGAAAGCGAACTGCTATCTCTCTTCTTCTTATTTCATGTACTTCGTTTGGGCGCCATTGCATTAACTATAATTATACTTTTTTATATAAGAGTTTAGCTATGAAATACTTTAATTCTATTTGAAAATATAGATCTACTGCTTCTTGTGGATTGTTGAAACGAATTAAAACAGAACGAGGTCGCTTTTCCATAAGATTTCCCTTTATTAAAATTTGCAGGAGTTGAGGTAATCAAACTTGTTTGACTAAGATCAGTCATATTACCTCCTTATCAGATACTAATATTATAACAGGCTATTCGTCTTTAAGCAGTAAGTTATCTAAAGATCTATAAAATAATTCTTCGTCCACTAGTTTGTGGAGCTTTTTAGCCATATTATGGCCATATTTCTTTTCTCTTAGGATTCGATTGTAGGGTCCGCAGTAGCGGCCAAGTATATAATTTAGTTCATCGAGTGATGCGGCTCTTAATTCAGATTTTAATTTTTCTAATTCTGACTGTTCGTCCATGGTGCACCAATCAACATTAACATGAATATATAGAAATTATACTTTATTGTATTTTCTTTATCACGTAAGTGTAATTCGGTTGTTACCTTTTGTCCCATCGATATTCCTCTGTCTTCAGAGGTTCTTCGTCTATTAGAGCGTGATGGGTCAACACGTCTAATGCCATTTTCGATCTTTGTTCTTGAGTTGGTGGGTTTGGATTTATAAATTCTGGTAGGCACATTGCGCGAAACGGACATATCTTACACCTCTGAGAATCCATGCATTTACCGTCTAGTTCAACTATTTGCTCTAATATTGTGGTATCGTTTTTATTGAGAGCCATCAGACTCTCCTAGGATTTCATCTATTGTTTTATCTAAAAGGATTTTAGCTGCAACGTCTTTATATCTAGCATCAGCTTCTTCTTCTGTCATTTCTTGAACACCTAATGCCTCTATACAACTATAATAAGTACCATTAGGTTTCTTTTTTAATTTACTAAGCGGGCATTGTTTACAGATGGACGGATTTGCCCAATTAGTACAACTTCCTTCAGATTCTACTATTTTATTTAAAATATCCATCTTTTCCATTCGTTTCAGATAAATCCTATTGTTTATTATACCGGAATTGCAACCCAATGTTGTTATAACATCTAATCAGGTATAATGGTTTAAAAGGAATTCCATGTTTGAGATTATAGCTAATTATAAGAATGATATTGAGGCTTTATATAAGTCTGGTTTAAGTATTAGAAAAGTTGCTAATACTTTAAACTTAAAAGTTGGCACAGTTGGAGCATATATTAAAGAGCTTGGATTAAGTCGCAATGACTTTAATGGATGTAATAATCCATTTTATGGAAAGACTCATTCAAAAGAGTTTAAAGAAAAACATTCTAAAAGAATGAAAGGTTCTATACCTAATAATAAAGGTAAATCGAAATATGGCAATGGAACTATACCTAGACTTTTAATAGAAGTTTGGAAAAGCAATGCTCGCAAAAGAAATATATTGTTTAATATTTCTTATGAAGAAATAGACAACTTATGGAGTGTTCAAAATGGCAAATGTGCACTTACTGGCCGAACAATGTCTAATAAATATAATTCAAAAAGAGACACCAAAGTTTCCTTAGATCGAATTGATAGCAATAAACCATATACAATAGACAATGTTCAATTAGTTACTGGTATAGTCAATATTGCTAAAAACACTATGAATAATTTAGAATTTATTGCTCTATGTAAAGAGGTTGCCAATCATGTCAATGACAAAACCAAGTAAAACATATCCAAACGCTCCTGCTACCTCTCCAGTCAGCACTCAATCCCCTATGCCTATTTACTTACCTGACCCATCTATTAAGGGATTGAGTTTTGATCAATTGCTTAGTCAGAGGGGGGTAAGAATGATTCATCATAAAGCTATACCATGTATGAACGTTGAATCAACTTCATTTCAAGCTCACCAACCAGATTGCCCTTTCTGCGATGATAGTGGTCTTATATATTATGAGAGCAGAGAAATCTGGGGAATATTTTCAGGTAACTCTATTGAGAAAACGTTTGAAGCACATGGTGTATGGGAAACAGGTACTGCAGTTGTTACATTACCTACTGAATATCCAGATGGAACTCAAGCAGATTTTAATACATACGATAGATTAGAGGTTCCAGATTTTACTGTTAGACTTTGGGAATTAAAAGGATATGAACCTAGACCTGGTAACACACAATCACTTAGATATCCTATTAAAAATGTTGAATATGCATCATCTATAACAGATGGGGTTCAAAAGTTTTATTTACCTGGAGTTGATTTCAATGTTACAACAGATGGTGAAGTAGAATGGATACCTGGAAAAGAGCCTTCTTATGATTATGCCTTGGAAAGAGGCGAGGTTATCGGATGGGCTTATTTTGCAAACCCTGTATATGTTGTAATGCAGTCACTTAGAGAACTTAGAATTACACAGGAGCTTGTTGGTGGGGTCAAATCTGCTCGTAGATTACCTCAACAAATCCTAGTAAGAAGAGATTTTATGGTGGGTCAAGGTGAAAAGATTGCTAATACATCTACACCTTAAGTTAAGCTCAGGGTTAAGTTATAATCTACTTATAAGACAAACGGGAGCTCGTTAAAATATGTTGAGCAAATCAATTAATGGAAGAATTTGCTATCAAGATTCTTGCCCTACATGTAGCAAAGATCTTGGTTTCAGACCTAAATCTAGATTAGGTCTGAATTGTATTTCTTGTGGCCACTCTGTTGCTAAAAAAGGTAAAACTAGCCCATTAAAAGGTAGATCTACTGGTCGCCCAGCATGGAACAAAAAGATTGAAGATCCACTACAAATCAAATTGCGTCAAAGAGTTTCACGCAGACTTAGACATGCCTTTAAAGGTCGTAACATCTTTAAATCTTTTCAAAAAACTTTTGATATTTTAGGTTATTCTGCAGATGATCTTAAAAAACATTTAGAATCAAAATTTCAACCAGGGATGACTTGGGGAAATATTGGAAAATGGGAAATAGATCATATTGTTCCAGATAGTTTTTATAACTATTCTTCCATTTATGATGTAGCCTTTAGAGAAAGTTGGAAATTAAGCAATTTACGACCACTTGAAAAATCTCTTAATGCTAGTAAGGGAGCTAAGTTATGCCTCAAGCAGTAAGTCGTCGTCAGTTCAGGCTTATGCAAGCAATTCTGCACGGAAAGGTCGACTCTTCTAAGTCGACTGGCCGTGGTGTACCTCCTAAATCCGTTGCAGCTAAATATTCATCTCCTGGCAAAGATGCACCAGAACAACACGGTGAAAATCGTGGTGGAACTTGGGGTGAAAAACATCATGCTAAAGCTAAAGAAAAAGTTAAAGAAGAGAGACATAAGCGTAAGAAGTCTAAAAAAGAATTAAAGAAGTCTTTTGAGGATAATTACACTGGTCATGCTGCTGCTGTCATAGTAATGAACGACAATAATCAAATTTTATTAGGTCGTCATCAAACAGGAAGATTGGCATTTGCTGGCGGTCACATGGATATGGCTGACGGAGATAAGTCAGTTACAGCGCTACGTGAATTAAAAGAAGAAATGGGAATTACTGGAAAGAACCCTCAAAAGGTTTGGTCTGGTAAGTTAAATGGAAATGAATGCGATGTTTTCTTGGTTGAGTCTTTTACTGGCGAACCTAAGTCAACAGAAGAAATAAAGAACCCTAAATGGTATGACGTTGAAGATATCCCTTGGGATGACTTACGCGACTGCTGTGAAAAGCCTTTAGAAGAATTTGTTAGAACAAAACTTGGTAAATCTCTACAAGGCATGATTGCCCTTGAAAAACTAGAGAAGAATATCATTCGTGAGAGAGGTAGCGCCGTATTTGAGGTAACTCATGGCGATGCTCTTAAACTAGTCGGTAATGGTATGTTCAGAAAACTTCGCGAAGAAGTTAAAGACATGTCTGACGAAGACTTTAAAGACATTCATATTGATACATATATTATTAGTATTAGAAAACACATGAATGATGTCTACTCTGGTCGTGTAGTAGATGGACATAAAACAGTATATCAATTTACAAACAAATCTCTTCCTGAATTAACTGCTGCGTTGATGTCGGTATTTGAGTGGTATTTACCTGAGGATGAAGAAGTTTTAGATATAGTGAATGATGAGTCATTAGATGACGATGTTGTTCATGGCGGATTACATTCATTAATTGATAATTATAAGAAGCACAATATCGGTAATATTTATCAAGAAATGGAAACTATTAGAGAGCAAATGAGAAACGGAGTTGCAATTGACTTGCAACAAGTTGAAGCTCGAATAATGAAGTTGTTTGATAAGTTAGAAGAAACTATTCACGTAGTTACTGATAAGCACAATGAGCTTGCAGAATCTGCAGGTAAAGAAATAGACGAATTAGAATCTAAGTTAAGAGATTTACAAAACAAGATTGATGAAATGGGTCGTGGTCCAGAGACTGTAACTGCAGTTAGTGCAATTAGAGCTAACCCTGCACGAATCCATGACGAGAACTATCCATACTTACCGTGCCCTCAAGTCGAAATCTCACCAGATGGAAAAATTAAAATTACTTTTAGTCATGACTGGACAGATATGGAAAAATCTAACTTTTTACAAGATATGCGAGCAAAGGTTTTAAATAGAAAGAAGGTTTAAGTGAAAAAGTGCAATAAGTGCTTAATGCTTAAGCCGTTATTAGAATTTGAAGCCAAACGTGGTATTTGTAAGGTCTGCAGATCTGAGCAGAAAAAATCAAATTATTTATCTAATAAAACTAAAATATTAGATAATAAAAAAGAATATAGAACGAAGAATAAAAAACAAATTCAAGAAAGCAATGCGACCTATTATTTGGCAAATAGAGATAGGTTGCTTTTCAATAAGGTATCTTATTACGCTAAAACTAAAGAGCAAAAGAAGCAATATTATTTAAACAATGTTACGCATATTGCGGTAATTAAGTCAAAGTATTCTAAAAAGAGAGCATCATATTTTGCAGCGGTAGCTGCCAAAAGACGAGCATTGAAGCTGCAAGCAACTCCATTGTGGTTAAATCAGACTCAAAGACTTCAGATTCAGTCAATATATTCGTTGACAAGGCTATTGACTAATCTTTTTAATATTAAATTTGAAGTAGATCACATAGTTCCACTAAAAGGGGTAAATTGTAGGGGGCTGCATGTTCCATGGAATTTGCAGGTATTAACTAAGAGCGACAATTGCTCAAAGGGCAATAAGCATGATTAACATCTTCCTTGAGCTAGAAAGATTAAAAGCTCACCTTCGTTCTAGAGGAATTGAAGATGAGATGATTGAAGAGATCGTTAGTAAAGCTGAACGAGAAATAACTTTTGCCTTAAGAGAACAATTAGATAATGCTATGGATTTAGCCGTTCAATCTGGTGTTCAAAAAGATTCTGCAGATTTTATTAATGAACTTAGACCTAGACCAGACGCTTTTATGATTGATACTGAGTCGGGTTCTACTGATTTCACAGAGCCTCCTTATCCTATGCTAGATAGATTATTAGCTAGGGGAGCAAAGCCTATGAAAGACGGTAGCGGTGTCTATAAGATCATCCCAGTTGGTGGTCAGTCAGGCACGCAAAAGAAACCTATTCATACTAATATTTTTGATGCTCAAAAAGCAATATCAGCTGAACGTTATGAAGCTGCAGTTAGTCAGTATAATAAGGTTGCGCCTAAAAATTCTAAAGTTAATTTTAGAACTGCTACTAGTAAGCAAAATAGGCAAACACAATGGGTAATGCCAGAAAAACCTAAGGACTTTACTGAGGATTTAGCTGAGATAAATAACATGCTATCTACATCTCATGACGACATTATTCTTAATATAATTAAATCTTATGAGGAGGGTTTCTAATGTCTTTCGTAATGCCAGAAATAGTTATTGTGAAAGTCCTAACTCATGGTATAACTCAGCTGAGAGCTAATAAAGCTGAGTTTTATGACTTATTTTATCAGTTTACTCAAGATGAACTAAATCAAGACTATGGCCCTAAATATTTAGACGATGTTTGGAAATGGTTCTCTACAACTAAAATACCTGTAGTTAAAGCTTGGTCTTTTAACTCACAAGTTATTCCATGTATCAGTGTTCATTTAGCAAATGAGACTGAGGATGAGGGTAAGGCTTCTATAGGTGACTTAGCTGGTATTTTTGACAGTGAAGGTGAAACTGGAACTGGTGTATTTACAGCTATGGTAGATATTGGTATACATGCTAATAAAGCAGGTGACCACGTTCTTTGGTTGTATTATATAGTTGCATATATTCTCTTTAAGCATAAACTTATGGCCCATAGACTTGGACTTAAGTTACATACTTTTAGTGCCTCTGATTACAACAAAGACGCTAATAAGATGACAGAGAATATTTGGACTCGTTGGGTTAGATTTAGATGTACGACTCAGAATTTCTGGGATGCTGATAGATTCCAAGATGTTCAAGATCTTAATACAGATCCTGCAGTTGGTTTAGAGCCTGCCCATGATATAGCGGCATCTCTAGATGTTAATATAGATGAAATAGACACCACGTCAAATGATGGCTTAATTGCTAGCCGTATAGGTGACGAAAATGGTGAAGATGATTTAAACATTTAACCGATATAGTCGGTTAAAATAAGTATTTAAGGAGCTAAAATGGCGAAGAAAAATCTTAAATCAACAGAGATTGATGAGACAGCCCTTGATGTAGCTGAAGAGGCTGCTCCAGAAGCTATTGAGGAAGAGCTTGTGGATTTTGAAGCATGGTATGCTGCAAGACAAAAGGCTATTCCTGCACACCATCACAAAGAAATTATACGAGCTGACTTTAAGGGTCGTAAAGTTCCAGAGATGGCGACTATGGCAATTTTTGATGATGCTTTAAAAAAGTATGGAGTTAAGTTAGACTAACCTAACTTGACGCCTATGTTATAATTGTGTTAGAACTTAATTCAGGAGACATGATACATGGCAATTAATGTAAGCTTTAATGGTGCAACCATTTTCAAACCAGGTGCTTACTCAAAAACAAGCATAGACCTTGGCGGAGGTTTTCCTCTTAGTCCAACAGGTATTGTTGCTATTTTTGGTGAGGCAGATGCGGGTGCTCCTGGTTCCGCGGAAACAAACATCGCTAATAACGTGTTCAGCCCAGATCAACTTCCACAAATTCGTGCGAAGTATCGAAGCGGTAACATCGTTGACGCTTGTAACTTTTTGTTCTCTCCAGGTGCCGATGGCGCAATCCCTGGTGGAGCTCAATATGTTTACATCTATAAGACAAATGCTTCAGTTCGTGCACAACTTGCACTTGCAGCATCTTATGGAACTGTGCGTGCATTAGAGTGGGGTGTTGGCGGAAACAGAATAACTCTTAAAATTACTGGTTCAGGTGCTACAAGAACAATTACTCTTTCTCAAAAAAGAGATAGTCTTGTTGAATCTGCAACAGTCGGTGGAAACACTGTAATCACTATCACAAATCCAGCAGTTGGATCTACAGTAACTATTACTGATACAACTATTGATTTATTTGATGGTACAAACACAACATCACTTCTTAAGTCTGCTTACAACAGTGTTTCTGATTTAGCGTCAGATATCGCTCTTGTTTCTGGATGGACAGCGTTGTTAGGAACTGGAATTGATCCTCGTTTATCAGTTAATGTTCTTGACCATGTTACATCTTTAGCTGCAACTTCTGGTGCTGCTGTTAAGAAAGATGCTCAAGAAGTTCAAGACTTCTTTGCTCAGTCACAAATCGCTGCAATTATTTCTCCAGCTTCATCAGGTCTTCCTGCTGCTCTTGCTGAGACATTCTTAGCTGGTGGTGCTGCTGGTGCAACTCTTACTTCTGACATTACAACTGCTCTTTCAAAATTTGAAAAGATCCGTGTAAACAGCATCGTTCCTTTATTCTCAAGAGATGCTACTGCAGATATCGCTGACAGAATGACTGATGCTTCATCTACATACACTATTGACGGTATTCACCAAGCAGTTAAGACACACTTAAGCTTGATGGCTACTACTAAAAAGAAATCTGAGCGTCAAGCTTATTTATCTGTTAAAGATACTTATGCTAATGCAAAAGCTAAAGCTATGAATTTGGCTTTCGCTCGCGCTCAATTAATGATCCAAGACATCAGAAATATCGATGCTCAAGGAGTTATTAAGTGGTTCCAACCTTGGGCTGGTGCAGCATTACTTGCTGGAGCTCGTGGCGGTTCACCAATTGGTAACCCAATGACTTTTAAATATTTCAATATGTCTGGTATTCGTCAGACTGCTCAAGCTATGAGCACTGCTGAACAAAATATCGTTATTGATTTCGATCCAGATACACAATATGATGATGCTATCCAAGCTGGTATTACTTTCTGGGAAGCTCCTCAAACTGGTGGATTCCGTTTAGTTGTTGATAATACAACTTACGGTAAGGATGGAAACTGGGTTTACAACCGCGGTAACGTTCTTTATGCTGCTGATATCCTTGCTTATGATTTCCGTAGCCAACTTGAAAATATCTATGTTGGATTAAAAAATACGGTTTCTGCTGCAGAGATTAAGTCTACTTGTGAAGCTATCTTAGCTACTTACTTAGCTCAAGGTATCACAGTTAGTACATCAGATGCTAAAAACGGTTTTAAACAACTTGTAGTGCAAATTAACGGCAATACCGTGAACATCTCGGTTGTTGTTAAGTTAGTAGAAGGTATCGATTTCGTTTTGGCCGACATTTCTTTACAGCGAGCATCTCAAACAGCATAATAAAATTTACAACTAGTTTGTAGTTAATACCCTCTACTAAGTATAATTTAGTAGAGGGTATTTTATTATGTACAAATGTCATTTATGTAATTTAGAAACTAAACAACTTAATGGTTTAATGAGTCGTCACTATAAAGCTCACTGCAACGAGACTTATTCTAAAGAGCAATATAAAGTTGATGTGTTAGCTCATAATGGGCGCCACCAAAAGACATGTAAAATCTGTAACAAACCAACCCAAATTCCTAAAGGTGAATCTGAATACCCTGATTACCATAAAGAGTGCTATATAGGTAACCTAAAAGAAAAAGTTGGCGATTCTAACAATAACTGGAAAGGTGGACCTGAAGAGTTCAAATGCAAATATTGCAAAAAAATAAGAGAATCGTACTCTAGTCAAACTGGACAAAACAATGTTTTCTGTTCCGTCTCTTGCTCTACTCAATTCTATAATCTACCTGAGAATCAAAGCGATGCTAAAAAGAAAGCAATAGAATTTAACAGTGATGTCTTAAGAAAGTTAGTTCATACAGAAGAATTTAAAGCGAAAAGAGTAGCCGCCCTATTGAAAATGGGTAATACTTCAACTTCTAAAGTTGAACAGGATTTCCACAAACATGTCCAATCAATTTATCCAGATGCAATCAATGGTCATCAGCTAGATTTTTATAGTGTTGATATTTGGATACCTAGCCAAAATCTAGCTATAGATGTTCAAGGTAATTATTGGCACAACGATATCAAAACTAGGTCTAGAGATAAGCGTAAAGCAACCTTCTTCGCTAACAATCGACCAGACATTAAATTTCATACGATATGGGAGTCTGAAATCAAGGATAACTCGTTATTGTATGATAAACCTTACGATATTACTATCCTTTGTGGACCATCGGGCTGTGGTAAGTCATGGCTTGGAGAACAACTTAAAGATAAATATGAGATTATAGATTACGAT